TATACACGTTATTATTTTGATTATAATGGCGAAAGATTAGGAGAAAAAATTGTAGGGCCTGGCATAGAAGGTGAAGCGAAACTTTACACACCAGACACTGGTTATTCTACTTTTTTAGATAGTGCGACTAATTCGATGTATCCGGGCAGACACTCTACCCCACGAATACATGGAGATCCAATGCGGTTGGTAAATCCTCAAGAAGTATATGAGCCAGACATTCAACCACATGCAGAGCCAAAAGAGCCAATACGGCGATTACCGCCAACACCGACAACTTTATCTCTTACTGATACTATTACAGATAATATTTCCACCGCTACGGGCGGAGGTTTAGGTGGTTCACCTGTTGTTGAAAAAGATAATGTAAATGTAACAGAAACCGTTTCACCAACCACATTTGATACTGGTAATATGGTTGTGGATATGGGTGATGCTTTATCTGTTGCTAACAGTCCATTTACAAATCAAGCTGACAGAACTGCCGCACAAGATTACATAAGCGGTATAGTTAGCAATATAAGAATGCCATTTTAAGGAGACAATGATGAAAAATATGATGATCGTTTTTGTTGTAAGTATGTTTTGCATTTCCTGTTCTTCAAGTAATATTTCTGTAACAGCTAATATTCCTGAAACACAAGAAGTAGATATTCATATTAAGACAAAAGACAAACAAACAAATTAGGAGAGTATGATGGAATTATTAAAAGTAGTGAAAGATTTTATTCTTTCTATTCCTTCCAGAGTTGATATCACTTCACCTGTTACATGGGCTGGTATTGGTATCGGAGTTATTGGTTTGTTAATGGTAATCTTAGGCAATGTTGCTTTAGGTTTATTAACAATAATAGCTGGAAGTTTAGCATTATTTATAATCGAAAAAAATAAATCTAACTAGAGTTAATTATGCTATCACTTTTCGGCAGTTTGCTCGGCTTCGGAACTTCTTTTCTCCCCACCCTCTTGGGATTCTTCGAGCAAGGGCAGAAAAATAAGCACGAGTTAAGGCTTCTCGATGCGAAGGCCAAGCACGCAGAAGTTCTCAGTAAGTTAAAAATTGATGAATTAGATGCACAAGCTGATGTATCGGAATCCGAAAATCTTTACAAACATGCAGCGGAAATAGCACGAAGTAATAAATCTTCTTTTATTTCTGCTTTACAGGCGTCCGTTCGTCCTGTAGTAACATACTTCTTCTTTATTTTATTTGCGACAATTAAAGGATTGGCTGTCTATGTCGCGGTTCAAGAAGGAGAAGATGTATCTCAAGCTATATTAAGTAGCTGGGACGAGGAGACAAAAATTTTATTTTCAACCGTCATTTCATTTTGGTTTGGCCAACGTGGAATGCGCAAAATTAGAGAGGCAATGAATGGCAAAAGCTAAAACAAAAAAAACTACGAAAAAAGCACCAGCGAGAAAAAGAGCTAGGACATCTAAAGGCAGATTTATTGGTGATGATCCATCTACTCCTGGTAATGAAGCTTATGTATCCGAGAAACAACCTTTTAATAATAAATGGTTAGTTCCTATTTTAGTAATCGGATTAGTAGTAGCAGTATTCGTAATACAAGGTTAACGGAGTGATGTCTCAACCAGATTGGGGCAAACTAGCGGAGGGGCTTTCTGGCGAGGAAGCTCGCCGCGCTCTGAAACTTAAAAAAAAACTTAATCAGTTAGAAGACAGAAGACAAAAGCAAGATACTTTTATTCCTTTTGTTAAACATATGTGGCCTGATTTTATTGAGGGTGAACATCATAAAATATTTGCTAAACAGTTAGAAAAAGTTTCTCAAGGTAAGTCCAAAAGACTTATTGTGAATATGCCACCCCGACACACCAAATCCGAATTTGCTAGTGTGTATTTCCCGGCATGGATGATGGGAAGAAATCCTAAATTAAAAATTATTCAAGCTACACATACAACGGAACTTGCCACAGGCTTTGGTCGTAAATGTAAAGCTCTCGTGCATAGTCCCCAATTTCGTGAAGTTTTTCCTGAAGTAAAAATATCTCCAGAGAGTCAAGCAGCTGGTCGATGGAATACCGTAGACGGCGGAGAGTATTTCGCTGCGGGTGTTGGAGCCGCGATCACGGGACGGGGCGCGGACTTGCTTGTTATTGATGATCCGCATTCTGAGCAAGACGCATTAAGTTCGACTTCGTTTGAAGCATGTTATGAATGGTATACTTCTGGTCCACGACAAAGATTACAGCCAGGTGGCTCTATTGTTATCGTGATGACACGCTGGTCAACTAAAGATTTGACAGCTGAAGTTTTAAAAATGCAGTCACGCAAAGGAGCAGATCAATGGGAAGTTATAGAGTTCCCGGCTATCTTTGAAGATGATAAAGTGTTATGGCCTGGATTCTGGACACGCGATGAACTAGAAGGTGTTAAAGCTTCTTTACCAGTGTCCAAATGGTCAGCACAGTGGTTACAACAACCAACAAGTGAAGAGGCATCTATCTTAAAAAGAGAATGGTGGAAAGTTTGGGAAAAAGAAGATCCTCCTCATTGTGAATATATTATTCAATCTTATGATACTGCATTTCTAAAATCTGAGCGTGCTGATTATAGTGCAATTACGACATGGGGTGTTTTTTATCCTACAGAAGATGATGGTCCTAATATAATATTATTAAACAGTGAGAAAGGACGATGGGAATTTCCTACATTAAAACGCAAAGCGCATGAGCATTATATTGACTATGATCCTGATATGGTGTTAATTGAAGCTAAGGCGTCTGGTTTGCCTTTAACACAAGAGCTAAGGAATATGGGAATACCCGTTGTTAACTTTACTCCAGGTGGTAGAAGATCAGGACAAGACAAAGTTGCAAGGGCAAATGCCTCTGCTCCCATGTTTGAGTCTGGTCTTGTTTGGCATCCAGATACAGACTGGGCTGATGAATTAGTCGAGGAATGTGCATCTTTTCCGAATGGTGATCATGATGACTTGGTAGATTCAACAACTCAGGCTATATTACGCTTTAGAGAAGGAGGTTTCGTTCGTTATCCGGAAGATGAAATGGATGAGGAATCACCTCCATCACAACGCATTTATTATTAAGTAAAGGAGTATAAAATGCCAAGAGTCGGAAAAAAACATTTTTCTTATGATGAAGAAGGATACGAAAAAGCAAGAGCTGAAGCAGACAGAACTGGTAATCCACTGATTACGGGTTATGCTAGTGGTGGTTCTGTTGATGATCTTTTGGACGAAGGTTCAAGATTAGTATCTAATGCTGACAGACAAAGAATTGCTGACGAATATGATAGAGATTCAAAAGCTGCTAATAGAGATTTTACTTACGACCGAGCTAGTTATATTGAAGATATGACTAAAGGATCTGGAAGAAAGTTTTCTGGAGGTGGATCTGTCTACACAGAAGAAAAAACAGTTAAGCAACCAAAATCTGCTGGTGGTAAAAGTACCATGAGAGGTATGGGAGCTGCAACTAGAGGTGGTAAATTTTCTGGAGTATTCTAGAAAATGGACATTGAAGATTTTTTAGATAAAGATAAAATAACTTTAGAAGAAGTTGTATCTAGAGTTATTTGTTTTAATAATGTAAAAGATAGATGTAAGTGTTTATCACCCTTAGATTGTAAAGATCATGGGGATTATAATATGTCGGCTTTATCGACAATACTTTTACTGCAAAATGTTCGATATGAAGCAGTAAAGAAATCGGAGATTAATTAATGGCTTCAACAGAGAGACCTTTTGGCCCCGGTGGAGAAGAAGAAACCGCTTTAGAAATAGAGCAACTTCCAGCTAATGGGCAAGTACCTACAGACCTTTTAGAAGTTATTGAATCAGGTTCTTTTGAAACTGAAGATGGTGGTATAGAGTTTGGTCAAGAAGAAGTTATTCAGGAAATGAATACAGTTCCATTTGATGCTAATTTAGCTGATTATATGGAAGAAGACCAACTTCAAAATATATCTAATGATTTGTTAGGTGGTATAGAAGAAGATAAATCTTCACGAAAAGGTTGGGAAGAGGCTTATGAAAAAGGTATTAAATTACTTGGAACTTTAGATTCAGAAAGGTCAGAACCATTTGAGGGTGCCTCGAATGTTATTCATCCTATGTTAGCGGAAAGCGCTACTAAGTTTCAGGCTATGGCATATAAAGAATTATTACCGCCAGGCGGTCCAGTACGAACAATGATTATGGGAGATTCTAATCCTGAAGTAGATGCTCAAGCAGATCGTGTTCAAGAATTTATGAATTATCAAATCACTTATGAAATGGAAGAATATGATCCTGAAATGGACCAGCTCCTTTACTACCTTCCATTAAGTGGTTCAGCTTTTAAAAAAGTTTATTACGATCCAACAATGGCAAGACCATGCGCTCGTTTTGTGCATGCTGAAAAATTAATTGTTCCTTATAACACTACTGATTTAGTGTCTGCTTCACGCATAACACATCAACTTAGTATGAATGGTAACGATGTTCGTAAAATGCAATTATCTGGTGTTTATAAAGATGTAGATTTACAAAGCGGTGGTTATGTTAGCACTAGCGAAGTTGAAGAAGAAATAGCAAAACAAGAAGGAATAGAAAGAACATCATTTGATAATGATGTTTTTGAGCTTTATGAAGTTCATACATTATTAGATTTAGAAGGTTTTGAAGACTCTAGTAATGGCGAGGTAACAGGTATTAAAGTTCCTTACATAGTTACCCTTGATGCTGTTAACGGTAAAGTTTTATCTATTAGAAGAAATTATGCTGAAAGCGATCCTCTAAAAAAGCCAAGACAATATTTTGTTCATTATAAATTTTTACCCGGATTAGGTTTTTATGGTTTTGGATTACCGCACATTATTGGTGGTGTTTCCCGTTCAGCAACTTCTATTCTCCGACAATTAATTGACGCTGGAACATTAGCAAATTTACCAGCTGGTTTTAAAGCTAGAGGTATTCGTATTCGCGATGACGATGTTCCTTTGCAGCCGGGAGAATTTAGAGATGTAGATGCTCCTGGAGGTTC